CTCGGTTGTATTCCCACTCTTCGCCAACGCTATCCAATGCGTATTCCGGCACAATTGTCCCCCTAAGTTCACGTTTTTTTCCAAAATCTACATATCAGCCCAACTAAGATGGTCTCGGTTGTATTCCCACTCTTCGCCAACGCTATCCAATGCGTATTCCGGCACAATTGTCCCCCTAAGTTCACGTTTTTTTCCAAAATCGTCATAGAGTTTGTAATCCCCATAAAAAGCCCAAGATCGTCGCCAATCCTCATCCCAACAAAACTCATGTAAGAGTCTGTTAGGGTTGAACAAAACATCATCAGGGAGTGAACTAAATCCCATTTTTAACATATATCTCCGCTCGGTGTCATCTTTCTCTATGTCGCTAACTTGAGGTCTAATCATACGAAACATAGAGCGGCAAAAAGAATATGCCACATAGTTGGTGCCACAGCTGTCTATCATAAGGCCTTGGTATTTGCTAAGCATTTTTTTCAAATTCAAACCAAGGTCAGTAGTACTAATAGCGGCTCGATCATAAGAATCTCCCTCCGGGCGCCAAGGGAGTATTTCGGAAGTGCCAGGTTTACTGGTCCGATGGAGCATCACGAACGAACGTTTCAAGAAGACTGGGCCTTGATAGAGGACCACATTCTTGTAGGCACCATGAGGGGTGCGAAGTGTGTTGATTCTAGTAATGAAGGGGGACCCGCCGTCAATAGGCTCGGTTGAATAAGGAGCTCCCATACCAAAGATCTCTGGCATGGGGTCAAGTTTAATGACAAGTCCAAAATATTGGAGAAGGCGTTTCTGGTGCAAACCCAAAGGAAACTCCTTGGTGACCTCCCCGACAACCCATTTAAAATATTTTTTTTCATATCCTATAAGGGTGTCATCCCCATACTGGGCCCCTGGCCTAAACGATTTCTTCCATTCTTCTGCAAGAGTAGGGTTTTCTTTCTTTATGTCGTAATAGATTTCAAGCTCAATATAATATCTAACCAAAGTAAGGTAAGTGGTGCCAAGCCAGCTCGTGGGGTAAATTCCAGAGAATATTTGGCCTATGACAAGACGAAATTCGTCACCAACCCACTTGACAAGTTTGCATGCCATTTCATGGGCGCGAGCCATAAAGAACGCTCGGGTGACTTTGTCATCCACATGATCATTGTGAG